ACGCTTGATCCAACTGTTGATCCAACTGTTACCGTTAATCCCAATATCACTCCTAATATTATTAATACAAATGTTACCCCTGAAACTCCTCAGCCCGAAGAGCCTGAAGAACCGGAAGAGGAAGAGACACTAGGCATGATGCAGATAATACAAAGGACACCAATTACCGATTCATTAATGGTTGGATTAAATCTTGTTGATCTTGATAACATTCAAGTTGGCATGTTTGAGCAATTTTTAAAATCCACAGGAGGCAGGTAGATGACATACTTAGAAGCAATTAATAACGTCCTCCGCAGGTTACGAGAAGATGAAGTCACTACTACAAGCGAGACTTCGTACTCTGCTCTAATAGGCGACCTAGTCAATGACGCAAAGAAGTTCGTAGAAGATTCATGGAATTGGTCTGCATTGCGCAGCACCATTCAAGTCCCCACGGTAGTTGGTCAGGCCGAGTATTCGCTTACAGGTTCAGGTCAGAGCGCGGTTATCAAACAAGCACTCAGCAGTAGTGGTCACGGATTCTTGACGCTAAACACTGTGCCGTATTTTGACAACGTGTACTTTAATCAGACTCCTGCAAGTGCAGTGCCTACTGATTACATTGTCAGTGGAGTGGATGATAACGATGATCTTAAGGTAAAGGTCTATCCACAACCTGACGCTGTGTACACGCTCAGGTTTGATATTGCTGCACCACAGGCATTACTTGCGGCAGATGCTACTAAGATCAAAGTCCCGTATCATCCTGTGGTACAGATGGCCTACGCTATGGCTCTTCGCGAAAGAGGTGAGACAGGTGGTCAGTCAGCAGCAGAACAGTTTGCCGTAGCTTCATCAGCGTTGTCAGATGCAATTGCAGTAGACGCTAACCGATACCCCTTAGAAACAACTTACATGGTGGTGTAGATGGCTCAACAACTACAGAGCATTACAATCACAGCGCCCGGATTTGCAGGGATTAATACTCAAGACGCACCTCTCGCGCAAGAGCCTAGCTTTGCCGCTGTTGCGGATAACTGTGTGATTGATAAAGAGGGAAGAATAGCCGCGCGAAAAGGTTATAGCATGATCTCTACTAACGGAAGCGCAGTGCTAGGCAGCTCGGATGGCATTGAGTCTATGGGCGAGTTCGTTGCTAATGATGGAGATATTACATTCCTATCAGCAGGTAACAACAAAATCTTTACAGGCACTACAACATTAGTAGACGCAACGCCCTCTTCTTATACGATCAGCGCTAACAACTGGAAGTTTGTATCGTTTAATGACCACATGTTTATGTTCCAACGTGGTCAAGAACCGCTGCTGTACTCGGATCACGCAGGTACAGTGGAGAAGATGTCTGCTCACGCACACGCCACAGGCACACCACCACAGGGTAATGAGTGCTTGGCTGCGTTTGGTCGGTTATGGGTAGCAGATTTTACAGACAACAAATCTACTATCTATTGGTCTGATCTGTTAAACGGCGCACATTGGACAGGAGGCTCTACAGGCTCGATTGACATCACTAATTTCTGGCCTACAGGGTACGACACTATCGTTGCGCTAGCGGCTCATAACGGCTTCCTAGTGATATTCGGCAGGAACTCTATCGTTATCTATGAAGGAGCAGACAGCCCTGCCAACATGACCCTCGCGGATACTATCTCTAATGTGGGTTGTGTGTCTCGAGATGCGGTGGTGTCCACAGGTAAAGACTTAATATTCCTTGATGATTCAGGTGTTAGAAGCTTAGCGAGAACCATCCAAGAAAAGTCAGCCCCTATTGGCGACATATCTAAGAACGTAAATAACGACGTCAAGTCTCTCTTCGCGGCAGAAACAGGAAACATTAGCATGCACTACTCGCCTCGTGAGGCGTTTGTGTTACTGAACTTCCCGCAACTAGCCGTGGTCTATTGCTTTGATACTCGATTCCCTCTACAAGATGGGAGTTTTAGAGCAACTACATGGTCGCACATTAACCCGTTAATCTTTGCTAATACCACTACCGAGGCTTTATATCTTGGCAACAGTGCGGGCATTGCTCAATACACAGGATTTAAGGATGGAACAACAAGTTATCTTCTTAGCTACTTTAGTCACCCTCTTAGCTTTGGCGATACATCTAACTTGAAGTTCTTGAAGAAAATCAATCTCACTACCTTTGATGGGGCTGAGGCTACGGTGGTATTGAATTGGGCATACGACTACTCAGGTGCGTACAAGAAACAAGCGTATACCTTGCCTAAGTCGAATGTGGGACAATACAATATCTCAGAATTTAACACAGAGGCAGAGTACTCTTCCTCTATTGCGCTAATAACGCGAAAGAAAATCAATACGTCAGGACAGGGTACAGTAGTAGCCGTTGGCGTAGAGACCACAGTTGATGGCAAGACAATTGCCTTGCAAGAAATTAATATTCAAGCCCTAATGGGAAGGATTGTGTAATGTCTAACTACACGAAGATAACGAACTTCGCAGCTAAGGATGCTTTGGTTAGTGGTAACCCCGCTAAAGTAATCAAAGGCACTGAAGTGGGGGCTGAGTACGATGCAATTGCTGTAGCAGTAAACAGCAAGTCAAACTCTGAGTCTCCTACATTTACAGGAACGGTAACCGCGGCTAACTTAACAGTTAGTGGTACGTCTACTTTTGATACTATTGATGGAGGTACTTACTAATGGGATGGGAAGATTTTTTTAGCAGTTTATTCGGCGGTCAAATAGGCAATGCTGTTGCAGGTGTTGGTGGCTCAGTCGCACAAAATAAAATCATTAAAGACATTGAAGGTTTAGGCGCAGAAGATTATCGCACTGTCTATGGCAATGCTCCGCCAAGCTACGAAACAGGCGGTTTAATGGGGAAAATTGGGCAAGAGTCTCAATTTAAACCATTTGCTATTACTACTCCTACCGGATCTACTGCGTCTCTTAGCGCAACAGGCATGACCTCTGCCCTAAGCCCTGAAGAAAAAGCGTTACAAGATTCTTTGCAAGGTTTTAGTGGTAGTGCTTTTAACTTCTTGGGCGATCCTACAGCAAAACAAGCCGAGCAAGAGTCTTTGATTGGTATGTTGACTCAAGATCGAGGACAAAGATCAGAAAGAGAAGAGGAATTATTTAATCGTTTTAACTCTGTGTTAGCGCCTTCTCGCGAAAGAGATCGTCTTGCTTTGGAAGAAAGATTATACGGGCAGGGCAGAACAGGAGTAAGAACCGGATTATACGGTGGCACTCCTGAGCAATTAGCAATGGAAAAAGCTATTGCCGAGCAACAAGCAGGACTTTCGGTTAGCGCAATAGAACAAGCAAGACAAGAGCAAGCGTTACAGTCAGATCAAACTCTTGCGGGTCTTGGTGAAGCTAGAAACCGTATGCAAACTTTAGGCGATCTAGGCTTTAAAGGGCTTGAAGCATCATACTATCCGCAAAAGAATTTGTTTGACGCTCTTGACCCACAACTAGAAGCATCTCGACTTGCCTCTGCTCTACAATCTACAGGTCTAACAACAGGCGCAGGTCTTGCGGAATCTACGCTAGAGTCACAGCTTAACTACAATGTATTAGCTAATGCTCTTCGTCAAAAGCAGTTCCAAGGATTCTTTGATTTGTTGAAGGGTCAGCAGGCAGGCAGTCAAACAAGCACAACAAATACACTTAATAGCGGATGGAATGAAATGTTTGCTCAAGCGCTTGAAGCAGCCAAACAAGAAACCACTAACAAAGTGTCAAGTTTATTCGGAAACTAACAGGAGGTTAAACTATGTCAGCTATTAACATTCAATCACTCTTCGCGGACATCATTGATACTCCTGAGCAGCGTAAGCAGAAGATGCTACAGCAAGGCATGATGGAGGGACAGATGCTATCTTCCGGTCTCACAGGTCGAGCTAGGGCATTAGCGCCTCTTGCTCAGATGGCAGGTCAGCTAGGTGTACAGCGTAACGAAGACTTACGCCGTGCAGTACAGCCTATGCTTGGAATTGATCCAAGGACTACGGGGGAGAAGCTCCAAGAAGCGTTGAGCAAAGTAAATACCTCTACTCCTGCGGGCATGCTACAAGCAGCAAACATGGTGCAGTCTATAGACCCTCTTCGCGCCGCTACTCTGCGTCAAGAAGCTGCAAGATTAAGAACAGAAGCAGAAGACAGAGACCTTACTCGCAGAACGCAAGAAGCAAGTCTGAGAGCTTCTGGTTTGCAAGAAGCAAGTGCTGCTTTGCAAATCTCTGAACGAGGTCAGGCTGTTATTGATGCGCAGAACTACAGAGAAAACTTGCCCACATTAGCAGAGGCAGTTAGAAAGCTCGGTACGGAGTATGAAGCCATAGCAACTGGGATTGAAAATGGAGTGCTTGATCCAAAAGACGGAATGCGTGACGTATCTGCCATTCAATCTGCAAAGTTTAGAGCAACGCCAAAATCAGAATTTAAACCAATACCCAAAGGCGAGCAAGATAGTTACTTAGAGTTAGCTAGGGAACGACCAGTATTAAACAAAATGCTTAAAACAAAAGGCTGGTGGTCTGGTGGTGGTGATCCAGAATTAAGCGAAGCAAAGCTCTTAGAACTTGCTGGAAAATTTAGCTCCATGCCTGACAACATAAACAAAACTCCAAGCGAAATTCTAGAGTTAGTCGAAGCATCTATTACTACAGGCACTGGCGCAGACTTATTAGAAGTAGATATTGAAGAGATGGCGCAAGACATAGCAGGAGAGTCTTCATTAAACGACAATCCCGAAGCCGCAGAAGCAGCGGCTCAAGCGGCTGCTGCTCAATTAGCGGGGACTGCACCTGCTTCTCCTCAGTTCCCTGACACTATTAGTAAAGAGGATGCCGCTAAGTTAGATGAAGTTCCTGTAGGCTACACGCAAATGAGCAGCGGATTGTTAAAACTTACTAATTTAAACGCAGCGCAACAAAACGTCACAGACCAAAACAATGCAGCGATTCAAAAGCTAGTGGTTGAAGAGTATCAAAAAATTAAGCCCAAAGGCTCTGCGTACAATTCGGCAGCATTTGAGAAAGCTAGACAGAATGTAATGGCTCGTCAACAATAGTGGTGAACTAATGGCAGATTTATCTACACTCAGCACAGCCGACCTTGAGCTTATTGCTGCTAAAAAGTTTGACGAGATATCTCCCGAAGCGCAAGCAGTTTTAAATATTAGCTTCCCATCAAAAGAGCCGTCTGCATTTGATAAGTTTGCTTATGCCTACGAATCTGCTGACACAGACCTTGGCAACGCTTTAACGTATCTTGCAAGCGAATTCCCAATGGGAAAGATAGGGATTAACCTTCGCGAGGGTCTGACTTATACGCCACCAGAAGAAATTTATGGCAAGCAATACATGAACTCTTCGCCCGATGTGAGGCGAAGGGTAATGGAGCGGACAAAAGAAATTCAACTTCAACAAAAATATCCCGAAGCCTCTCAGCAAGAAGGCATGGGCGGTGCAGCGGGTATTGCGGGTACGATCATTGGCTCGTTAATGAGTCCTACTACTTTGATTCCTATATCCAAAGCTTATCAAGGATACAAAGGTCTCGCCGCAGTAGGCGCTGCGTTTGGCGCAGAGTACAGCGCGCTAGAACAACTTGCCAAAACCGGAGAAGTAAACCCACAGGAGCTTGCATCTGCTGCTGCGCTTGGAGCAATTGCCACTCCCGCAACATCTGCTGTAATTAAAACGCTTACACCCGCTACGCGAAAAGCGTTAATCAAAAGAAACTCCCCCGAAGCAAAAACAAAAGCAGACAAACAGTTTGATGACATTGAGGAAATTGTTTTTGAACAGCGAGCCGCAGGGGTTGAAAGCCTAGACGAAATAAATACAACCGTTCAAAACAGACTCGGTATCGATCAAGAACAGCTTGACGAAATTTTAATCTTGTCTGACAGAAAACTACAAGTACCCTCTGTTGAAAATGCAAACATGGTTATTGAGGCTAGGGCAGCAAACATTGCGCCATCAGCGGCAGCAGGAATGTCTAAGACGGCAGAAAACTTTTTAGGAGTTATATCAACTGGCGTTAAAAACATTAGCCCTAAAGCGCATTCTCTATTAGTAAAGACTGACTATAATATTGCCACAGATTCGTCAAAGTATTTAGAGCAAGTCAAACCTTTGACACAGGTCTTGGACAAGATGAGCAAAACAGACGCTCGCTCTGTTGCAAGAGACCTAGCAAACGGTGAGTTTGATAACGCTGTTTCCAAGATGAGCAGGTACGATGCCAATAGCTCAGAGTACATGGAAGCTGCCAGAGAAACGCTAGGAACGATTCATAAAAGACTAACAAAAGAGGCAGGGTATGAAGACCTTGGTTATGTAGAAAATTATTTTCCGCGCCAGTTAAAAGATTACAAAGAGTTTCTTAAATCAATTAACGCTACAGATAAAAGCCAAATTGATAGAGCCTTCGCGGCAAAAGCAAAATCACTAGGACTGAAATCAGCAGATGACCTTGGCTCTGGCGACAGGATTGATATTATTAATCAGGTCATGCGCGGAAGAAAGCCAATTGTGGTAGACGCAAAGCCCGGATTTACTGGGCAGCGCACTGTAGCAAAGATTGACGACAGATTAATAGAGCAATACCAAGACCCTAAGACGGCGCTAAATTCTTACATCATGAAATCTGTTAACGATCTGCACAAGAGAAAGTTTTTTGGCAGAGGCTCGAGCATCAAAGATACAGGCGTTCAAGAAATGAACCTTGGAAATTCTATAGGTGGATACTTGGATGACGCTGTCGCGAAAGGCGAGATGGCTGCGGATGACATGGGCAGAATGGCAGAGCTTCTTGAGGCACGGTTTGGTTTAGGCGAAGCCAGTGCAAACAAAATCAATCAAGCGTTTAGAAATATAGGCTATTTAACTACACTTGGAAATCCCTTTTCTGCTTTAACACAGATTGGCGATATTGGCATGTCTGCTTATATTAATGGCTTTAGGCATACGATTGCTTCTATGCTAGGGCGAAAAAACGTAGACCTTTCTGACCTTGGCTTGGACAAGGTGATTGGTCAGGAGCTTTCAACTGTAGGCAAGACCGCAAAATTGCTAGACAAAACTCTTGGCGCTGTAGGATTTAAAGCCATTGATAAATTAGGTAAAAACACTTTAATCAATTCGTCTTTTAGAAAATTCAAAGGCATGTCCAACAGCGCAGACGGAGTAGAGTCATTGCGCAAAAAGTACGGAGTCATGCTTGGTGACGAATTTAAAAACACAATGAGCGATCTTCGCGCAGGAAACATTACCGAAAATGTAAAGCTAATGTTATTTAACGAGCTGTCGGGCGTACAGCCTATCAGTCTTTCGGAAATGCCATTAAACTATTTACGCAACCCCAATGGCAGAATCTTCTACTCGTTAAAAACATTTGCCATTAAGCAGCTAGACGTAATGCGCAGAGATATTGTGCAAGAGATTAAATCCGGCAACAAAGCCGAGGGCGTTAAAAACTTAGTAGCCTACATGACAATTATCCCGATGATGGGAGCAACTGTTGAAGAGGCTAAAGACATGCTTCGCGGTCAGGGTGGATCGGTTGATGACATACCCGATAACTACATTGACAACTTGTTTAAAGTCTTTGGTGGTAGCCAGTACGTCATGGACAAGTATGTTGGCAAAGGCCAGATAGGCACTGCGGTGGGGGAGATTATCGCTCCGCCTACAGATTGGATTAATGCAATCGGAGAAGATGTTTGGAAGGTTGCTTCTGGCGAGTTTGTAGGTAGCGACTCCAAAGTGATGCGAGAGCTACCTGTAATCGGCAAAGTCTGGTACAACTTCTTTGGCGGCGGCTTAGAAAAAGCAATGGAGTTCGAGCAAAAACAGCGCCTCGACTAGAACTTAGGGACGCGCCTCTCGCTCATCTGGGCGAGGGGTTCTTCCGTAACCTCGTTCTCAATCAAGAAGTCGCAGAAGTGTTTGATCTTCCTTAGATCCTCAACCCCTCCCTTGTCTCTCCATCGAGAGATGTACTTGATGATAGCCCCCTCACAGAACTGCATCTCATTCGCGAGGATGTATTCAATAGGTTGAATCTTTAGCTTCTTGTAGTGGTCACCCGCTACTTGATGGTCGGTTGCGCTCAATGTAGTAACTCCTCGCTGTCATGTTTATCTTCAATGAACTGCATGAAGTGCTTCTTCATGAACTCATTCTTGTTTACGAACTCGGTTAGGTCTTCAAGCATCAAGGCTATCGTCCCTATGACATCACGGTCATGACCCTCAAGGGTTTGCACCATGTCGTTGATCCACTCGTAAGCCTCGTCAGAGGACACCATTTCTATGTAGATTTCATCATCCATTATTCGCCCAACCTTTTTTTGTGCGCTCTAATAAGTTCCACGAACCCTGACAACAACTCTTCGTAGTCTGCCTTGTATCTCTTCACAGGGGACGACTTTTTAGCAATCATGTCCTTGACAAAGTCTCTTCCGTACATGTCTTCCATCCACATCGTATACTCTTGAGCAGCAGAACCGTGTCTCATGCCCCACATGTTGCACCCTGCACATTGAGGATGGATGTTCTCTATCTCTAATGCCCAGTACGATGAGTTGCCCTTTGGTATGAAATGACCGCCTTGCATCTGCGTGTAGTGCTTGCTAACTCCACAAGAGACACAGCTACAGTACCCATCATCATCTGCCGCAGCTATCCTCGCGAGCTTCTGTATAGCCCTGTAGCACTCCTGCCTTAACATCGCGCTAGTCTTGGTTTTCGGCTTCGACTTGCGCTTTTTTCGCCTATCTATCGCTCTTGGCATCCCAGTTTCTCTCGTGAAGCAATGCGAACATGGTTTTCTCGGCTCGAATCTGGCTCGCCGTATTCATTTTATCGTAGCGCAGCTTGATTAGTGCGAGACTAAACAGCTTCGACATGACAGAGTATGTCTTAGCTACAGCCTTTACATCTTCCGGTGGATTGTACTGCGGTTGGTCATTCATGATTCTCTAGCCTCAAATGCATCTAGTTATAAAAGATATGCCGCCCAATCTTGCGGCTGATGTTTAGGCTTTTTATCCAGTAGGGTTGAACGTCATCTCTGTGATAGTAGGTAGCACCACTCGTTATGTCAACGAGATTAGGCCAATTTACCGCAATACTGAGGGCTAAAGTGTATGCCCCTTGGTCTACTATTACTTCGGGCTTACCATCGCAGTAATAGCTGAAATGGCACTGATTTCGGAGCATATGACCCATCCATGACCTGCCTTGTTGGACTACTTCACAAGGGGTATCGGGGAACTTAGGAGATTCCACTCTATTTAGGATGGTATTAGCTACTGCGACCTGCCCATCCAAGGGTTCAGACCTAGCCTCGAAGTAGATAGCCATAGCTAGGCAAGTAATCTCAAACATGGGGCTTCCTCCCTGCTTTCCTGTGATGAAACCCTACCTCGATGTGTCGGCGCTTGGGTTTAGGTGAACCGCCGTGCTTCTTGCGCACCATGTACTTATCGTTGAATGGAAAGACGTAATACAAAACCCGCTCATCATTCGCGCACCATTCTGCTTCCTCCAACGCGCGGCTGAAGTCATCAAAGACAATCACTTGCGCTTACTCGGGAACTCAACGAACACCCCGAACTTTTCACTAAGGTGTCGGCTAAGGACAGCGTAGGTGTTGTAGTAATCATCCGACCCCACTTTCGCGGTAGAATCTTCGTTGGCTACGATTTTTTGAATGGGCTTCCAAAGGTACTGCTTCACGAGAGAAGGTGACCACGGTATATCTACCTCCTGCTTGATGACTCGCTTCATATCATAGCCTGAGTCGTTCAGCTTCTCGCCTAGTAGTCGGCAGTAAACATGCAGTGCGTTGTTCTGAGCTGAGGTTCTGGTCTTACCGCCCTTGATCTTGAGTGTCAGATACTTCTTCTCCTCGTACATCTGGGTCATCATCTTGATGAAGGCTTCAAGCGAACGCCTGTCATCTACGACCCAGAAATCCCCTTGATTGATATCTGTCATTTCTTCCCCCTCTGGCCGAAGCGAGCATCGAACCGTTGCTTTTCTGTTAATATATGATCGGAGTAGGTGCAGGAAGGGAAGTGCTTAACTTCCCCGCCCTTGCTGAAGAACAACTCCAAGTCTTTCTCTAATCTATCTCTAACCTGTTTATTAGTTTGAGTCGCCGTCAGCATACTCTTCTCCTATTTTAAACACATCGTCCATGCTCATGCCAAGCGCGTCACAGATTTCTTTGTAACGTTTCACTGTCATCCCCTTGTGAGTCAGGGAGTGAGAGTAGTTAGCTGCACTCACCCCTATCTCCCTCGCAACGACAATATGCTTGATCTTAGTGATGTAATGAGCATTTCTTATTGCGTTTCCAATGTGCATCATTGTCTCCTAAGCTATTCTCCAGGCACGAATAGACAGATCTTTTTTCGACTTAGAAAGTTTTCTAGTTGTAAATTTCATGTTTAATTTTCTTGCTACGTTTAAAACAGCAGTTCGTTGAGCCTCGCCTTCAACAACACAAGACTCGCCTACCTCCATTGTTTTTAATGTTTTGAGAGCAACATAGTAAAACGGGCGTGAAGATGGAACAGCCACTGTCTTGTCAGGTATAGGCAGCTTGCTTTCAATTCTTAATGTCTCCGCATCATTCAACATATCTTGCTCAATTCTACGCTGTTCTTGCCTAGACTGTGACATTAACTCAGCATGTGTTTCGGAAGTCATCCTGACCTTTGGCTCAAGAAACTCCATGCTTAGAGTAAGGCATTCGATCACAATATCTGTAGCAGTTTTCCCAAGTTTAATTTTGTGCATTTGAACCGCGCTGTACAGCTCTTCAGGAATGTATACAGCAATCTGTCTGCGATCAATTTTTGCAACGGGTTGATGGCTTGTCGGGCTTACTTCTTTCTTGTGTGAATTAAAAAACAACATATCATCCTCCAAGGATAAGGGGGGCTTGCGCCCCCGCTAAATTAAAAGGGTATATCTTCTGAAGCAACCTCCACCTTGGGCGCAGGTGCAGACTGAACATCCTTCGGCTTGACCGACAGGCTCATATACTTCTTACCGTTCTTAGATTCCTTGAGCCACGAGTTCAGCCAGTATTCCTGACCGGCTACATTGATCGTGCCATTGTAGTCAGCGTGCGTCTCAGCCTCTTTGCGCTCGTTCTTGAACAGTGCGCCACGGTTTGTATCATCGTAATCACTCATCACATTCTCCTACTGAAAGTATTGGTTAACATCTTGTTTGATTCTTAATGCTGCATTGGTTACATGTTCTGCCAATGCTGCTATGTACTCCTCATCGCGTTCAACACGAACGATCAGAGGTTTCATGGTCTGGTGATAGGACATGAAGTCCCACCACTGACGGCCTGTGACCCACAAGCACCCCAT